GCAGCGTCAAATTTGTATAAGAGACAGTAATATAATAAATCATCATTTTTAAAAAGAGCATCTGTTTTACCATCTTTTAATCCTTCCATTTCATATAACAGATTACTAGCTTTGTTATTGTTTTTTATTAAATTATTTAATATTTTTATTTCTGTTTTTTTAGCTTCCATAATAGCATATAAACCATCTGGTTTTTTATATTTAGAATCAGGATACTGTTTAGTATGGTAAAGAATTAATTTTTCTAATTTCTTTATTTCTTCTTGTAACGCCATTATTTTTGTAGTACTAGATTGAATGTTTTTATCTTTGATTAACATTCTAATAAACTGAGCTACAGTTATTTTTCTTAATCCTATTTTACCAGTAACTATTTGACGTCCATTAAGATACTTATTATATGTTGGACTATTATAACTATAAATAGGGATTTTCTCATTGGTTTGTTCTAAACTAGCTACTACTGCGTTACCTATTAAACTATCTTTTCCATCTAATTTAACATGTATTTTTGTTCTATTTGGAGCTGCATAAAAACCATTTTCGGTAAATGCTTGAATAAACTCATCGGTGAATTGTTTATCTATCTCCATAATTCACCTCCAATATTAATGTTTTAATTGCCAATGTGGCATATCTTTGAATCTTACCCAATCTCCGCCCCATTCAATATTATACTTTTTCATTAATGGTTCAGCTATTTTTCTTATTTCAAGATATTTATTTGCATCCCAATCAAGAGTATTTTTTTGTTTACCAGTAAAAGCAAAATCTATAGCGTGAGAATATCCATCTTCATGTATTTGATGTTGTGATTTATTTATAATTCCATCACATTTTGTTACTACACCAACTTTTCTACCCCATCTATCTGTAAATCTAGTTCTACCATATGAAAAATACATTTGTTGAGTTTCTAAACTTCTAACTCCTTCTACTATAGAAATATCATAAGGACTTATAGCTAATAGTTCTCTTATGAAATTAACTAAATTAGGATGTACGTTTTCTAATCTTTTTAAGCTTAATTCACTAAAGCTCCAGTTATTTTTGTTTTCCAACTTTAACACCTCTGTTTAATATTTCTTCTTTAATACCATTTTCTAATAAACTACTATGTTTTTCTAAATCAATGAATTTTAAAAATTCTAAATCTCCTCTAGCTTTTGCTATATGATAATTTAATTGATTAGCATAAACATAATAAACTCTAATAAATTCTCTCATTCTATAAAGAGCGCTTTGTTTTTGAAGTTTTACTCCTGTTATTTTATCTAAGTAAATTTCTTTCCAACAATCATCTATTACTCTAAGTATTTCAAACATATCTTTTTTATCTATAACAGGTAAACCAAGAGCTTCTATACATTCATCTTTTCTTTCTTCTGGTAATTTATCCCAAGTATTAGAAACATCTTTTTTTATATTATCTATTTCTTCTTTGCTCCTTATTATATGAGAAGAATATATATCGCTTTTAAAATGATTAAAAAAGAATGGTATTCTAAATGATACTTTGCCTTCGCAAATAAAAGTAGCAATTATTCTTCTAGCAAATTCATTAACACTTTGATTATACTGTGTATTAACAAATTTTACATTTCTTAGTATAAAATCACCATAAGGGTCTTTATTTTCTTTTTGTATTACATATAAATCCATAGCTTCAAGTTCTTCTACACTTTGTATATAAGGTTTATTTTTAGTATCGTTATTAGTAAATAATAAACTTTGTAAAGGATAACCTTCTAATACTTCAAACACCATTACTCCTGAAGTAATTTGATTACTTGAACTATAACCCATATTTTGTTTAAAACCTATATGAAAAAAAGGTTCTACTTGTTTTGAACTATCTATTTTTAACATAGAAATCATAGGTCTATGTATATTAGTCATTCCAGGTTTATAGAAAAATACGTTTAAATCTGCAAGACTGTTCTTTGTAATAATAAAATCCATTTTACCTCCAAATTAAAAAGGATTCTCAATAAGAGAACCCTTAATCCTATATTACTTGTCCAGGAACTAATTGACTTTGGTTAGAAACTGTTTCTTCTTTAACTTCAGTTCTAGAAACTGCTTCAAAACTAAATTGTTCTCCCATAGTAGCTGAACCACCTATTGAATATCCACTAGATGTAAATTTTACTCCTAATATTGAAACAGAAAATACTTTCTTGTTTACAGGGTTAGTAAAATACATTTTAATTTCACAAGGCGGTAATTGGTCCATGTGTTGAAAAGAATCAAGTTCTTTTAAATCTATAATACCATTTGTATCAAGTTTTAATTTAGAACCATCAACTGGTTTATAATGTTTCATCATTCTTCTAATTCTAGCACCTATAGATTCATTTAAAACTACACTAGTTAAATGACCTCTGATTGATTTAAATCCTTCAGTAAGTCCTCTAGGGTCTGCACTTCCAAAAGCCCATCTAGGTTCTTTTTCATTAGAAGTAAATACTTGTAAACTAACTATAGTAGTTAAAGGTAATTGATAAAACTTTTTAGCTCCATTTTCTTCTGTAACTATATTTAAAAATAGTTTACAGTCTTTTCCAGTTCCAACAGCGTAATTATATATAGGTTGTTTAAAATCTATTGATTGTTGTGCCATATTTTATACCCCCCAAGAATAATATTCTGTTTGACCTTCAGGTGTTTCATCTGTTCCATCAACAGGTTTGTAATCTTCCATATCTTTAGCTAACCAACTATATTGTTCTCTAACTGATAATTGGTCAACTCCAACTCCTGAACTACCAGAAGCAAATCTCATTCCAGAAATTACGTGTTGTATTTTTTTATTTTTATTTGTTTCTTTTACACCTAATACTACTATATCCATATTAGGTAAATCATTAACAGAGTTTATTTCTCCAAAATCATATTTAGGAACATAAGAACCATTAGCAGCTTGATTAAAACCAAGTTCTGCATATTGTACTCCAGCATCTTTTAAAATTTGTCTGATTTCTCCAACAAATCCTTTATTAAGTACTTCAAATACAATAGAACCACTTATTAATTTAGAACCTCTTGCTACACCTCTTGCATATTTATAACCAATAGCAATTACTGGTTCAGAAGCATATGTTTGTTTCCAAGAATATGCACTAGCAGTTCCAAGTTCAACAAGTTCAAATTTATCCACTCTGTTATAAACATCATATCTAGTAGGAACTTTAATAAATAATTTTACTTCAGTTCCGTTAAATGTATCAAACTCTTTAGATTTATTCTTAAAGTTATGAAACATGTCTTGTGGATTAGCCATTATTTATCACCATCCTACTGTTCATTAAGTTTTTGATTTTCTACTTCTCTCCAAGGTTCTATTGAACCTAATATTTGTACTTTAGTAGCAACGTCATGCATAGGTGTTCCAGCTGATACTCCAAAAGTTTCACTTAAAAATGTAACTAAATTACATCTAAACATATAAATCTTTCCTTTTTCATATCTTCCTATAGAATCATCTATATCATCTGCTGTACCATATACTACAATATTTACAGGAGGCAAATCAGTTAAATCTATAATTTCATCTTCATATAATTCTGTAACTAAGTTTTCTGTTGGTCCAGATAACAATCTTTGGTCTTCTTCAAGTATTGTATATTCTTCGAACCCCCAACCATTCAAGTTTACTTGAGTAAACATCTTAGTTTGAGTATTATATTTTCTAACATCTTTTGTTAAAGCTCTCAAGAAACCATTATCTATTTGTGAAAAAACAATAGTACCATATGTGTTTCTTAAAGCTTGTGTAACAGCTACTGGATTTTTTCTTCCAACAGCATGAGTCCATCTAGCAGCTCTATTTGTTTCTGCTATTATTTGTTGTAAGTTACCTATATCATAAGTAAAATATTTAACAACTTTTAAACCGTTAGAATCTGTTTTAGTAAGTGGAACTTCCATAAAGACTCTTAATCCAGAACCTTTACAAAGTACGTTTCCGCTACCCATTACATAATCATTATGAGCCATTATGGTGTCACCTTACCTTCATATTTTTCCCAATCAGTTATTTCACCAATAGCCATAAAACTAACAGCATTACTAAATTCAGTTGAATTAATTGCTATACCAGAAGCTTCAGAAGTTATATAAACACCTTTTATAGTTTTCTTTCTAACTTCTATTACACCAGCTTGGTTTTTACTTTTAGATATTAAAATTATTTCGAAAGGTGGAAGTTGTCCCCAATCTACTTTAGAGTTATCACTATGAAATTCCCATTGAGTAAAGTTATCTTCATAACTTAAAAATGGTGTTTCGTATAAAGTAGGGAATTTTATTTTGTCTGCTCCGCCATTAATACCTTCCATAATAACAGCTTTTAATTTACTAAATGAATTTTCATGAAATACTTTAAAAGTCATTTGACCTTCTGCTATTTCCATACCAGGGTAAATGTCAACAGGTCCTCTTGAAGTAAGTGTATATTTTGGAGAAGCACTATTAGATACTTGCCATCCTATATTTTCTAAGAAACCGATATCAAAGTATTCTTTTATATATCTATCAGCTAAGTTTTTAGTAAAAAATATTTTAGGAAAAGCAAATTTACATTCTAATTCAGCACCACTAATAGTAGCTGAAATAAATTCTTTTTGTTTTCTTGCCATTTGTACCTCTTTATATTTAAGTGAGGGAAATTAATCCCTCACTATTTAATTTTATTTTATTTATAATATTCTAGCTGACATTCTTATTAATTGTAAAGTTTGTATTTCTGTAACAGTGAAATTCATAAATAAAGCTCTTTCTGCAACTCCATTAGGATTTTTAACAGAAGCTAAATTTAGAGATAATTCATAGTTAGGTAAAATATATTCATTAACAGCTGGTTTGAAAGCACCTTCTTCAACGTTTGTTTTGATTATAGCTAAATCAGTTCCATCATCTATTCTTTGACCTTTAATAGGAAGTAAGATTGTTTTAGAATTTTCTATTAAATCATAAATAGCAGCTAATGTTTCTATTTTTTGGAATTGGTTATCAGGAGAAGTCATTAATTGGCTTCTAGATACAGAACCAACAGATTGTCCATGTTCTTGTTGAATTACACAGAATTTCTTAGAATCAAGTAATTCTAATTGTTTTTGTGAGAATTTAACTTGACATTCACCTTTAAAATTAACTCCAGCTGGACTTCTTTTTACTCCAACTTCTCTACAGATATTAGAATATTGTCTTGCTAAATAAGTTCCTTTAAAGTCTTTGTTGTTTACATTCATTATATATTTAGGATTTAATCCAGAAGAGATTTCAGTAGGAACTTCTTTATCTAAAGTAATTTCTACAGCATTTGTACCAGTAACTACTATTTTTTCTACTTTTGCAGAGAAAACTAAAGTATCCATTTTGTTATAAGTATAAACTTCTACTCTATCTCCTACAGAGAATGCAGTTGTAGATTTTTTAGTAACTACTTTCTTTTGAGCTATAGTAGCAACTTTAGCTTGAGGTAATCCTCTTAATCCACCAAGTCCATCATACATATTAACTCCAACAACTACACTTAGGAATTTTCCTAAATCATTTTTTTGTCCTCTTGAATCTACTATTGTAGAGTGTTCTCTTATTATTTCATACATAGCAGCACATTTATCTACATAAGCTTGTATGTCTTTTGCAGAAGAACTCTTAGGTGGTTCAGGACTTAGGAAAGTATAACAAGAATTTTGTGTAGAAGTTATTTTTAAGTTATGTAATAATGTTCTTCTTAATAGAGAAGCACTATCTGCTAATTTAACTATATCTAATTTTTCTAATACTTCTGTTTTTGTTTTATGTTCAGGTTTTACTTTGAAAGAACCTTCTTTAATTTTAACAACTGTATCGTTATCAACTTTAACCATAAGTTCTTTTAAAACGTCTATTTTCAATTCGTTATTATCTACAGATATTGAAACGTAAGTAGATAAATCTCCAGTTTGATTTGTTACAGCTAATGTTTTAGAACCAGCAACTCCAGAATAAGTTACGTCAGCTCCAAATTTAAAATCTTTTACTCCATCTTCTGTAATTAATTTTGCTGTTTCATCGTTTATTAAAACTTCGAATGTATCATGAACACCATCTGTAGCCTCTCCAGTAGAAACTGTAGATTTAGTTCCTTTTATTGCTAAATCAAATTTCTTATCAACAGTTATTCCAAGAGTTGAATTGTAAGCATTTACTGATTTAACTAATTCTTGGAAATCTTTGAATTGGTCTTTTAATTCTTTTACTTGTACTTTATTTGGGTCTAAAGCTAACATGTCATCTAAACTTAAACCAGCAACTATTATTTCTCTAGAAGCTAAGTTTTCAGTAGCTTCAAAAGCAAAGTCTAAAGCTTCATACATATCTGCTAAAGAGTTTAAATCAGGAGTATCTCCGTTTCTTTTTACTATTCTTACTAAAGCTATATTTGAACCACTAGGTATTAATCTAATTATATTTCTAACTTCTCTTGTCATAACAAGATTAGTTGATTCAAGTGTTTCTATAGCATCTTCAGCAGAAGAAATTATTATAGGATTGTTTGGTTCTATATAAGTTTCTTCTATATCTCCAAATTCATCTGTTGATTTCATTATTTCTGGTAAAATACAATAAATTGTATATACATCTTTTAATCTAACAACAGGTGGAGTAGTTTCGTTAGTATCGTTAATATTAACATAAAATCCAGGTAGCATTTTGTTTTTATCTATTGCCATTTAGGTTATTACCTCCAATTTGGTATTTCAAACGATTCATAATCGTTATTTTTATTTTCAATTTTTTTAAATGATTTGCCTAAAACATAAGAATCTTTTGTTGACTCTATATTTTTATTTATTGTTTCTGAGTTTGTCATATTATATATTTCAAATTCAGTTGGTTCTACATCAAAAGCAATTTTAAATGCTTCTACTAAATAATAGTTATTATATTCACTTTCTTCTTTTAACCTCATATGAAAATAAATCTTAACAGTTCTTAAATCGTCTTTATCGTTTAAAGGCTCTGTTTCTATATGAGATATTCCACATACTACTACAAAAGGTTTTGTAATTCTATGTGAATAAACATTAAGTGATTTTTCTAATATGTTTATTATTTTTAATTGTTGTTTTAAAGTATTAGTTTTAACCGTAAAAATAAATTCATTATCTGAATAAAACAATTCTTTTCTTATAGGAATTTCTTCAGGTAATTTATTTCTTTCTTCTATTCTAGTTGAATTACTAAAAGTAGGTTTACCAGCTAACAATACTCCTTCATTGTTAAATAATACAGTAGGGTCTCTATCTGTATTAGTATGATAACAACGTTTATTTAAATTTATATAAATTAATCCATCTTCAACAGATAAAGATTTAGTTGTATCTTTTTCATGTTTATCTTCTCCTAAAATAATTACAGGAGAAATTTCTTTATTTATTATAAATGCAAACTCAACTAGTTTCTGTAGTTCATCCATTGCATCTAATAATATATTTGGTCTATCGAAGATAAATCTATCTTTATATTTATCAACTAATCCTTGTAAAGCTTCTATTCTTTTTTGACTTATCTTCATATTAACCTTCTTGTATTTCTATAAGTTTATCAAAATCTTCTATTTTAAATCCTTTAATGAAGTTTACTTTTCTTCCTATGATTTCGTAAAAAATAAAATCATGGTCTCTGAATTCTTCTCTGTTAACTATTTTATAGACAGAAACTATAGTTTTTTCATCTTCTTTTAAAAGACAAATTAAATCTTCAGTGTTCATATCTTGATAAAGTTCATCAACATAAAATTTTCTATCTTCATTTATTGATGTAGCAAATTTTGTTTTTTCAAACTGAGTAACATAACTATTGTTAAGTTCATTTCTTATTTTATCTGTCAATATAGCTTGTCTAATTTTACCAAACCCATAACATTTAGGACATTTAGGGTCTGGCTCAGAATCAACAAGTCTATCTTCATCGTAACAATCGCAATTTTCTATAGCTTTTAACCAAAGACATTTACTTCCAGTCCTCGAAGCTTCTTTGAACTTTAAAGAATACTGATTTTGCACAACCCACCTCACATCTTTTTAATTTATGAGCAATACCTGGTTCTTTATATAAAGCTTCATATAATTCCTTTTCAGCTTCATAAATTAGGTTCTTAATTAAATCACTACTTGAAACAGTTCCATTAGCTCCTCCGCCAACTCCTGTTGCAAAGTTACCTAATTTAAGATTGCTTGTACTAGGAGAAGCTCCTAAACCAACATCTGTGTTTACTCCATTGATAAATTTTAAAGCTAAAAATTCAGACATGCAGTATAAATTAACCAATCTCTTATATAAAGGAAAATATTCTATATCTTCTATTTGAGTTTTATCTAAACCAAATCTTCTTTTTAAATATACTGATTTCTCTTGTATCATTCTTTTAAATCTTTCATCTGTTTTTTCGTTGAATTTTAAATCAGTGTCTTTTAAAAATTCTCTTAAATCTTTTACATTACTCCAATAATATCTAGGTTCTTCTTTTATTATTATTTTTTTATCTAATATAGAAATTACGTATATTACATTCGTTTCTCTATTTATATAAGTTTTATCTTTTACATTTAATTTATATTTCTTATATGGAAAATCAGGATAGATTTCATTAGTATATTGTTCTACTTTTATAGGCATAGAACTCTCATCTATAAATCTTAATCCATCTGTGTCAAACTTAACTCTAAGAGTATTAGCTAAATTCTGTACCATTATTTGTTCTTCTGAACTAGAAATAGTAAATTGATTGTTAAGAGTATAATCATCAACATCAAGTTCTATTTCTTTAGGTTCATCTTCTTTTTTCTCCGCCGGCGCATTTTTTTCGTCGTCAGGATTAAAAAGATAGTTAATAGAATTAGCTTTTAATTTAATACCATCAAAAAAGTTTCCATATATTTCTATTTGAGTTTCATCTATAACTCTGATTATAAATCTTTCTTTTAGTTCTTCATTGTTTTTATAAAAGGTAAAAAAGTTATTTACGAAAGGATTTTCATTTTCGTCTAATTTATATATAACTTTATCCCTTTTCCAAATAACTTTAGACATAACTCATTACCTCTTATTTTTTAGTTCTTTTAGATTTTTTTTCAGGTTTTTCTTCAGTAGCTTCTTCAACAACTTCTTCTTCTACTTCAGGTTCTTTATTTTCTTCCACAACAGGTTCTTCAGATTTAGTTTCAACTGTGGGAATTTCTGTTTTAGAAGTTTTTTCTTGAGAAGCAGTATCAAGCATTTCTTTATCCAAATCAACTATTTCTAAGTATTTTTCTTTTATGAAATATTCTAATTTTTTTACATTTTCTTCAGTAGCTTCAATAGAAGGTTTTTCTAATGTAAGAGTTATTCCTTCTTTAGAAACATAATGAACATTTTTAAGTCTTATAACTTTCATTGTTCCTCCAATCTATTTTAATAAAAGGCGGGCAAATATATACCCGCCCTATATTATTAAGTTAATTAAAATAATTTTTTACCATGTTCTATAGATATAACTCTATTTTCAGATTTAGGGTCAAATACGTCATCAGTAACGTTGATATTTCTGAAAGCGAATACTCCATGGTCTTTATCTAATACGAAGTTGTAGTAGTTTTTGAATTTAATCTTTGTAACGTCTACAAATTTATCTTCTATTTTATCAGATATAATTCCTCTACCATCATGAACGTGAGTTAAACATCTTGAACTATCACATAATATAATGTCTGTAACATCATTAGGTGCAGTAGCATGTTGAACTGTAGGTTTAATAGTAAATCTTGTTCCAGGAGTAGTAATAGCAGTTCCTTTTTTGAAGAAACTTACTAATGGAGTAACTATTACGTTAAGAGTTTTATTTGTTATTAATTGAGGAACAGCTAGATGTTCTTCTTTTTCTAAGATTGGTCCATGAACTTTTGACCATTTTGTTAATTGGTTTTGAGCAATTGTAGGCATTTTCTTAGGAATCATAAACCAAATATTTGCAGTTTCTTTTAAGTATTTTTTAATATTAGGTTCAGCGAAGAATACTTTCCAAGCTAACGGATGTATAAATATAGTATCTACATCATATCCAGAATGTTGAGTTTCGAAGAAGAAACTTTCTAAGTCTCCTAATAACAAAGTACCATTTTTTGTAGCTGGGTTAGCAAATGAAACTCCAGAAGGCATTTTAGTTGGGTCTAATCCATCTAATACAGTTCTTCCGTTGGCTTCTATTAATCTAACAGCTTCTAAAGATTTATATCTTTTAATATCATTTATTGCAGCACTACAAAGAGCAGTTAATAAAGCAGCACCGTTTCTTTTGATTGCTTCTTCAGTAAGAGTAACGAAAACCCCGATTTTTCCTTTAGAAGTTTTGATATAATCTTCTGTAGATTCTAGGTTTAAAGTCTTGAATTCTCCACCTTCAGCTACTCTAGTTGTTGCTGGTGAACCGTTTTCTCCTATTACTATTGTATAGAATACTGTAGCATCTTCTAGAACTAAATCTCTAGATATAAATTGCCAAGCTTCTAATTCTTGAGTTTCTATTCTTGTAACTAATCTGTTTATTACTTGTTGAGCGAAGAATCCTAATGAACTAGCCGAGAAGTCTTTTATTACATTTCTTCCAGCATTTTCATTAAAATCTTTTGCTAATGTTTCTATTTTTTCAGAAAGGTCAGCTAGAGACATTTTTGTTTGAGTATTAGCATCAAAACCATCATGGTATATTGCATCTGCTAAGTCTTCAATTTGTTTTATAAACTCTACACCTTTTTCTGGGTCTTCTTTAAAAGCGTCTGTATTAAGAACTTTTCTTTCTTTGTTTAGTTCCATAAATCCTTTTACAGCGTCTTTTATTTGTAAATCATTATAATCGAAAATTCTATTCATTTATCCTCCAATTTATTACATTGCAACGTAGAATTCTACTATTGTTTTAATATAATTTGCGTCGTTAAATTTTTCACCTATAGATAACCATACATTTCTAGATGTTCCAGCAGTATCTTTACCTTGTAAGTTAAAATCAAAACAAGATTGATTTGTGTAATATAAGTTATTATATTGTTCTCCAGGAATTATTGAAGTTGCTCTTCCAACTCTTTGAGTTATTTTATCAGTAGCATCATCAAAAACTACAGGCATTCCAGCATACCAAGCTTTAGTTTTATCTGCATTAGCAGCAGTTTCTCCAAATAAATAAGGTAATGTTCCATCACCTAAACAAGTAGTTATTTCAGCAGTAGTTATAGGTCTAACTGAGCATCCTGGTTTAAATTCAAATAATTTCTTTGAAGCTCCGTCTTTTTTATAAGCGTATCCTCTTTCAAATAAAGCTTCGAATTGGAATACAGTAGGAGTAATTCCTTGTAAATCATCCATTGAGTTTACACTATTAATTGCTTGTTCAGTTCCATTTCCAGTTAAAAGTGCTTTTAAATGAGCTGTACTTCTTAAACAATGTCCTATAACACCATATGGGGCTAATGTTCCATCAGCTGGTACTAAATATCCTTTGTCGTTTATTGCTACAGCTATTGAAGGAGAAGAAACTAAATCCATTCCTTCTGGCATAATTCCTTTTAATTCTAATACAGTTTTTAAATCTGGGTCAGCTAATGGTGTTCCAAAACCACTTGATACAACTGATTTTGCAGTTCCTTTATAACCCATTGGTTCGCTAAGTCCTCTATTTGTAAATAACACTATTGGTTACCTCCGTTTTTAATTAAAATTTTTAATAAATAATTCAGATAAAGAATCTTTGTTTTCAACTTTAGCTTGAGCGTCTTTTGCTTTTAGCATTTCTTTTAAAGCTTCTAAATCATCTTTAATATTTTTTTCAACCATTTCCGCAGAACCTTCTTTTGGTTCTTCTTTTCCGTCATTTGCTTGTCCAGCATTTTCTTTATTATCTTCTACATTAGTAGCTTCAGGTTCAGTTTCTGGTTCAGTTTTAGGTTCTTCTGGTTTTTGTTCAGAATCCTTAATAGTTTCAACTTGAGTTGCAGCTATTTGTAAACTATCAGTAACTTCTTTTACTAAGTTATTAGTAGAAGTTTTTAAACTATCTAATACTTTTGTAAGCTTTTCAATCTTTTCATCTTCTAAAGAACTGATGAAATCTTTTATTTCCGCTTCAGCAGAGTCTTCGAATTTCCAAGTATTTTTCATGTCCTTTAAAAGTAAAGTGATTGTTAAATCTTTAATCATTTCATCACCTTTATTTTTATTATCGTTTTGAGTATTGTCTAACACATTTTCATTGTTGTCAATTTTCGGTACGATAGTATTAGAATCCGTAATTTGTGTTTTGTCAATTTTAGCATCATTCGTTTTATTATCTTTTTTATCAGGTATATAAATTATGCTAGTATCATTAGCTGGTACATTCACTATAGAAATCTCTCCAGCTTCATATTGACCAGAAGCTACAGGAATACAAACTTTTTTTGTTTTGTCTTCCATTTCATATTCTCTACCTACAGAATGAGAACAGTCCCAAATTGAACTTCCACAAATATTACATCTCATATCTTCTACAAAAATACCTTGCGATACAGTTAAATAAAAACCGTCTTCTATTTTTTTCATTGTTTCATCATCAACAAATGCTTTTAAAATAGTAGAACCTGTACCTTCTTCAAAACAACCATTATCTTGAAAGAATTTTAAAACATCTTCTGGTAAAACAGAATCATGAGCAGTTTCTATTGATAAGCCATCATGTTTTACATACCAAGCATCTAGTATTCTTCCTTGTGGTTCACCTTCTATTTGGTCATGATTTTTTAGAACTGGTTTGTTATAAGGAGATGTCCAACCTCCAGAAACAACTAATTCTTTTGTTGATTTGTCAGCATATGTTCTAGAATTTATTTCTTTATCAGAAGTAGTAGCCAACATATAAACAAGATTATTATATTCCTTGTTTAAAATAGGTTTTCTTTTTTTCTTATCGGATATTTGAACTTTTACTTTTGAATCATTGAAAGTTTTATCTTCTTTCATTTTGTTTATATCAGTAAAATCATTTATCTTATATAAGTGTTTAATCAAGCTTTTTCACCTCAATCTTTTTTAGTTTTCTTTGTGGTTCCAGTACCACCTGTATGTTGATTTTTAGGATTATTAACGTTTTCTACATTGCCATTCATTTCTGCTTGTTCATATAACTTTTGGAAAGATTTTTCTTTATCAAACTTTTCATCCATAGAACATAGCTCTCTTGCTTCATCAATAGTAATAACACCACCTTGAAATAAAAACACGGCGTGTTTTTCTTTTCTTTCTTTAACATTAAAATCATCAGTAAATTTAATTTCTATATCTTTATCTACTTTAAATAAATCTAAACATATATTATGTATGATAGTTTTATTTATTTGAAATTCAAGTTCTTTCAAGAAACTATTTGTTATTAAAAGTGTATTTTCATCTTGAGTTTCAGCATCTTGTCTACCAGAACTAGTAGAACCAAGTTGTCCTTTTGAAGTATAAAGCCCAGCATACATTTGAATTTCTAATGCTTCAAGTAATTTATCAGGACTCTTAAATTCTTTTTCTACTTTGTTTATATTAACTGGTATATCAAATATTAAATCATCATCTGTTTGTTCTAATAATGCTTTAGCAGAATTATAACTATCTGTTTTTATTTGTCTTACTTGTCCACTTTTAGTAATACCTAATTCATATATTATACGAGTTATTCTTTGGTCAGCATACGATTCTAAAGCATTATCCATTAATAAATTATATTTTTGAATAACTGGAATTACAGAACACCATATAGGCATTGCAAATATTTCATCTGATTCTTTATTATAAGTATAGTGAAATATCTCAACTCCGTTTTTAAATTTTCTATCTTTGTATATAACTCCAAAACCATCGTAACCATCTTCACTTAAAATAAAAGTTTCACAAAAACTATTACCGAATTTTTTATCTACAGTCCAACCTTTGTTTTGAATTATTTTAAGTCTGTCTATTGCAGAATTTTTTCTAATAGGCATTATGAAAACATTAGAATATTTTACTAAATTTTGAAAAGCTTCTTTTAAGAATAAGTTAGGATTATAGTTACTTCTTTTTAAAATAAGATTAAAT